TCAGCAACCCTATGTATGGGACATTTGGAAATTGCTGGTTTCGCAATGTATAGAGGGATGGAATCTCATGAAGGACTTTCTAAAGATTTGTTTGGCAAGTTTGATTACGTTTTTAGTGGCCATTACCATCACCGTAGCTGTGATGGGCACATACATTATCTCGGTAATCCCTACGAACTTACTTGGCAAGACTATAATGATCCCCGAGGATTTCATTTGTTCGATCTCAAAACAAGACAGCTTGAATTCTATGAAAATCCTTATCGAATGTTCGAGAGAATTGAATACGACGATAAAGAAAGAGAAGTTGTCGATCTAGATGCATTAGACCTGCAGGGTAAATTCATTAAGTTGATTGTTGTCAATAAAACTGACTACTACAAATTTGACAAATTTACACAAAAGTTATATAATAAAGGTTGTGCTGAGATTAAGATTGTTGAGAACTTCAGCGAATATGAGGAAGGACAGATTGATGGTGACATTAATCTTGAGGATACTATGTCTGTTCTTGATAACTACATTGACTCAATCGAAACAGATTCGGATAAAGAACGAATCAAACAATATATGAAAATACTGTATACTGAAGCAGTGAATCAGGAGGTCGTTTGATTAAATTTAAGTCCATTGAATGGAAGAACTTCCTATCAACTGGCAATTCTGCTAATAAAGTATTGTTGGATAAACAGTCAACTACATTGATTGTTGGTAAGAATGGTGAAGGTAAAAGCACTATCCTAGATGCATTGTGCTTTTCATTGTTTGGCAAACCATTCCGTAACATCAACAAGCCACAGCTGATTAACAGCATCAATGGTAAGAATTGCTTAACAACAGTTGAGTTTGAAATTGCTGGCAAAGAGTATAAGATCGTTCGTGGCATAAAACCTAATGTCTTTGAGATTTGGTGTGCTGGTGAGTTGATCAATCAGGATGCTGCATCAAAAGATTATCAGAAAGTGCTAGAGCAACAGATTTTAAAACTGAACTACAAGACATTCACTCAGGTAGTTATCTTGGGTTCAGCATCGTTTGTTCCATTTATGCAATTACCTGGATCACAAAGACGTGAGGTTATTGAGGATATTTTAGATATCCGTGTATTCAGTACCATGAATACGTTGTTGAAACAAAGAATGCAGGAGACAAAAGATGAGATCATCCGTACCGAATCTGCGCTTAACTTGGCACGTGAGAGGGTTGACAATCAGCAGAAAACCATTAAGATTTTGCTCGAGTCTAGAAAAGATGCTGTATCAGCGATACAGAAAAAGATTAGCGATAATGAAGAACAGATCGTTACCACGAATGAAACTATTGGTGTTCTCAATCAAGACATTGGTAATCTTAAATCGAGTATCGCAGACAGGAAGTCAGTTCTCGAAGATATCGAAAAGGCGAAAGTCCTTGCCAATAAGAAATCACATAAGAACACAGATCTAGATACAACGATGAGTTTCTTCAGTGAGAACGACACCTGTCCTCAGTGTGAACAAGGCATCCCACATGCTCATAAATCGTCTATTATTGAGCAAATTCAGAATGAATTGAAGCAAAATGAGCGAAATATTGAGGAGATTACAACGGCACTAGGAAAACTGAATGAAAGACTAGAAACAATCAATTCTATTCAGGAACAAATATCTGATAAGAATATTGAGGTTTCAACAGCCAATCAGACAGTGACTATGCTGAATAAACTCAACAAAGAATTGATGGAAGAAATTGAAAGTGCAAAAACTGACACTGGCAACATTGATGATGAGAAACAAAAACTCAAAGCCATTGCTGAGGAAGCATTGACTGCGCTGAATAAGAAAACCGAATTGATTGAGCGTAAACAGTATGAGGAACTGGCTTCCAATCTGTTGCGTGACACTGGTATTAAAACCACCATCATTCGTGAGTATCTACCTGTGATGAACAAGTTGATCAATAAGTATCTGGCAGCAATGGATTTCTATGTTACCTTTGAGCTGGATGAGACATTTAATGAGAAGATTCGTGCACGCTATCGTGATGAGTTTACTTATGACTCATTCTCTGAGGGCGAAAAGATGCGTATTGACTTGGCTATTCTATTTACATGGCGACAGATTGCTAAGATGAAGAATAGTGTAAACACAAACCTACTGCTGCTTGATGAGATATTTGATAGCAGTTTGGATGTATCAGGAACAGACTACTTTTTGAACCTAATGAATACGATGGGTGAAAAGACCAATGTATTTGTTATCAGTCACAAAGGTGACCAGCTGTTTGATAAGTTTAGATCTGTGATTAAATTTGAAAAGAAGAATGATTTTTCTATTATAAGTTAAGGATAAAAGATGGAACAAACACTAAACCCAATGCTTGAGCATGCCCTAAGAGAACTAGAAATCATGGGAATTAAAGATGACGATGATGACAGCAAAACTGAGACAGTCCTTCATCGCCAGATAGTTGCAACTGTACAGGCATTTTCAGGTACACCTATTGCAGCATTCACAGCCAATGTGGCAACAAAGTTATTGTTTCAATTGTTGCGATCACTACCCCTGACACCATTGACTGGTGATGAGGATGAGTGGATTGATCAAACCCAATTGAACAAAGGTTTGCCACTATATCAAAACAAGCGATATAAACAGGTGTGGAAAAACTCAACTGAAGCATGGGATCTTGAGGCATATATTATGTGGGAATGGTATACGGAAGAGGATGGTAGTCAACAGAAACGATTCCGCATCACACCTGATAGCAAGAAAGTGATCACATTTCCATATATGCCATCCCCAGAGTATCGTGAACTTCTACCTGCCAATGGTCCATCTGATACAGCAGTGCTTCACTAATGAGTGATGATGACATACTAAAATTTGTGACGGAGATGGAAGAGTTTTATGGATCACTACCTAGTCCAATCCATGAGCCCATCCGCTTCGCACACTATATAAAAATGTATCGTTATTATAGAGAGAGACAAACATATGATCAAGCCACAAATACAGCCAATATTCCCAACCCCAGTGCTGGTTAGTCAGTTAGACCGCAACTATACTGAGGAGGAGCGAAAGTTCTTTGCTAAGCAAAATAGCAAGCAAGTGCGCAATGTCGGCAACAGCATGAGTGCCAACAACTACATTTTAGATGAGCCAGAGTTGGCTGGGCTGAAGGTAGAAATCGAGGAAGTGCTGAAGGAATGGGTTGATAATATTATTGCACCTGTGAACCAAGATGTCGAACTCTATGTTACTCAGAGCTGGATGAACTGGACTCGACCAGGAGAATTTCATCATAAGCACACACATAGCAATAGCTACCTGAGTGGTGTGTTCTATGTTGATGCTGAGGAAGCCAAGGATAAGATTGTTTTTATTGATGAAACCTACCGAACAATTAAGATTGCCCATAAGGAAGTCAATCATTTCAATACAGAAACATGGGACTTCACGACAAGGACAGGTGTGCTGATTGTATTCCCGAGCTGGGTAAAGCACATGGTAGAAATGAAACCCAGTAAAGACAACAAGACACGCATAAGTTTAGCATTTAATACATTTATACGTGGCACACTGGGCAAGGACAACGCACTTACGGAGTTAAAACTATGACAGTAGACCCAATTTATATTGACCCACTCACAAGACTCAAGCAAATGCGTGAGTTAAAGAAGGCACAGAAGAAAGCACGCAAGGAAATCGAGAGCAAGGTAGGCAAGAAAGCAGCAGCCAATCTAGTCAAGAACGCAACCAAGAAAGTGCTGAAGGAAGAATCATTTGATAAACGAATACAAAAAGCAGCAGGCAGAGGTGGATAATGATACGAATTATTAAACTAATGACAGGCGAAGAGGTGATTGGTAAGATTGTCAAGACAGACAATGGAGCAATTGAACTCAAGACCCCTGTCCTACTGGTACCACAGATGGATGACAATAATAAGGTAAAGATTAACTTCATGCCTTATGCAGCCTATGGTGATCCAGATAAGACAGTTGGCATCTATCCACATGCTATTGTTGCTGATTATGAGCCAAGCAAGGAACTAGAGGAACACTACTCACAGAAGTTTCTCGGTACAATTCAAATCGTTTCACCACTACAGGCATCCGTAGCAGGATTAAAACTATGACAATAGAACGCATATCAGTAAATCGCTGGACAACTACAGTACAGGAAGATGAGGCAACAGGTGATTTAATCCTACCGCTGAATCAAGAAATCCTAGACTCAGCTGGTTGGGTTGAAGGTGACACAATTCACTTTGAGATCAGTACCAATGAAGCAGGTCCATGCGTTATTTTAAGTAAATTACCCCCAGTTTAATACGATTTTTTTAGGAGAAACCCAATGCCAACCCACACGCTACATATCAATGAGACAGTCGGTGAAAAGGAAACCAAAGCAATCTTAGCCATGGCAGAAGCAGTCAAGGCACTAGAGCAACAATTAGCTGATGCCAAGCGACGCATCAAAGACCTAGAGGACTTACTAAAGAATACTTGATGGACGATAAGGACGTTTGGCGATTTATAGATCCTGCCGATGCTTGGATCTACGATAAATTAATCTTATCAAAACGATTAGGATATCACTGTGGACCAGCAGGTGTTGCTCCCGAGATAACCGATGAGTACATTGTTCGCCCAATATCTAATTACCGTATGATGGGTGCAGGATCGTCAATTATAACCATTCAAGCCAATACGGATATTATTCCTGACGGATACTTTTGGTGTGAGGTATTTCGTGGACGCCATCTAAGTTATGATTATAATTGGGGAAAGCAATGTTTAGCAGTTGAAGGTTTCCGTGACCCGATTAGAACAGATCGGTTTTCTTCCTGGAGACGAGTTGCGGATACTTATACTTTACCACCTATACTACAAACTATTGCAGACAAGTACGAGTGGATGAATATTGAGATAATTGACGATAAGATTATAGAAGTACATCTGAGATATAACGATGACTTTGACCATGAGTTTAATGAGATTATACCTATATGGCGAGAAGACTTCTATGATTCACCATGCGGAGATAGAATAGGATTTATATGCAAGTAATTACTAATTTAAAAAGGAACAACAAAAATGTTAAAAGATCGTAAATTATTGGTTGAGCATGAAATAACCAAGCTGACAGATAAAGCTGCTCATATGTACCTAGATGCAATGGTAAGCGACACTACTTTATCAGAAGAATATCACACAATTCGTGGACATATCACTGACCTACAGCATGAGCGTAAGATGATTCAGTTGCTACTAGACAAGGGCATTGAGTAA